CAGCCATGTGACACCTGAGAAGGATGGAACGTGGACCTGCGCCAAGGGCAAGCCTGTTGAGACGTGCAGCGAGCATTTGTACATCCCTCAGATCATGCCGAAAGATTTGGTTGTGACGGACGCTGGTGATGATTTCGTTGAATACGAGGATCAGGATACTGGCGAGGTCATCCGCAATCAGGGCAATAGCCAAGAGATATTCGACGGGAGGATGCAGTGATGGGAGAAGAGCTATTACGAGAACGCATCAAAAATGTGTTTGAACGAGAGATCGATAGGGTCGAACAAATCAGACGCGATATACCCGGCAAAAACGAGGTGGGTTTGTTTTATGTTGTAGAGGAGTACAAAGAAATACTCCGTGAAATTCTGGAAGAAGATGCTGGGAGGATGCAGTGATGGACCGCGAAGGATTAGGTGAAGTAATTGCAATCATGTTGGATGTTATGCCGGGTAATATCAGTGAAAAAGACATTTCAATCATCATGGTCAATTTCATCATTAATAAGAAAATGGCCAATCACTGGCCGCTAATAAATGAGTATATCGAAAACGGTTTGGTTGAGTATTTGGTTTCGCAGGCTGTCGAGAACGACATGAATGGGCAGTTAATACAGGACGCCGTTAAAGATGCGAATGATTTTCTGAAGGGAATTTGCAATGGAACATAATTGGTGGGAAAATTTAGAATTGATGCGTAGGTTATATCGATATGATTCTGAGATCGGTTTAATATATGCCTGTGATCGTTTGCCAGAAGATTTTTATGACACTGGCGAGGGCAGTTCGTTTGTAAGCGCGGAAGGTGCGGCGTCTAAGTACAATATTGAGCGCAGTGGCAGGGTAGCTTTTAATCGCCGCTTTAGAACGAAGAGATCCACCTGCGATTATTTGACGGGTAGTTCATCATATCTTGGTGTCCAAAAAAAGTTGTTAGCGCATCGTGTGGCATTCTTTTTGTATCATGGCCATTATCCTGTTTGGCCTAATTCTGTTGATCACATCAACCATGACGGCTGCGATAATAGGATCGAAAACTTGCGTGAGGTTACGGCTAAAGAGCAAGCCATGAACACTAGGTTGAGCAAGTCAAACACTTCTGGAGTTAAAGGTGTGAGCTTTTTAAAAGACCGAAACAAATGGAGAGCCTCTGCCAATATTGATGGCAAGAAGACCAATCTTGGAACTTTTGCCACGATGAACGAAGCGGTGGCTGCAAGGCTAAAAGTAGAAAAAAGAGTTCTGTCCCATGACCTTTGAATTAAGAGACTACCAGAAGGAAGCCATCGACGGCCTGTATAACTACTGGGCTGGCAAGGCTGGGGACAACCCACTGATTGTTGCGCCGACTGGATCTGGCAAGACGGCGATCATCGCGCAGTTGATTAAGGATGCTATGGGATTCCAAGGCACACGGGTGCTGGTTGTGACGCATGTGAAGGAGCTGCTGGAGCAAGGGGCTGATGGGTTGCTAAAGCTGTACCCAGAGGCTGATTTTGGCCTCTACAGCGCAGGTTTGAAACAAAAGGTGCTAGGCAGACCAATCACGTTTGCAGGCATCCAGAGCGTCTGGGAGAAGGCGTATGAGATTGTGCCAGCTCCTGACTTGGTTCTGATCGATGAGGCGCACTTGCTACCCAAAAATACTGAGACAAGATACAATCGGTTTATCGCTGATCTGAAGGTGTGCAACCCAGACGTGAAGGTGGTGGGGCTTACGGCCACGCCATACAGGCTGGACAGCGGATATCTGCATGAGGGCAAGGGCGCGATCTTTGACGGGATTGCCCACGACATCCCAGTGGCCATGCTAATGGAGCAAGGCTACCTGTCGCCTGTGATCAGCAAGGGTGGCGTAAAGCAGATCAATCTGGAGGGTGTTGGCAAGCGGGGCGGTGAGTTCATTGAGAGCCAGCTTGCGACTGCGGCGTCTGACCCAGAGCTGGTGAGGTCTACTGTCGAGGAGATCGTGCGGCTTGGATCGGATCGAAAAAGCTGGCTGGTGTTCAGCAGCGGGGTCAACCACGCTAATATGTTGGCTGATGAATTTGAGACGCACGATATCGCAGTTGGCGTGGTGACAGGCACAGACAGCGACAAGCTGCGCGAGAAGACTATTGCAGACTTCAAGAGCGGTGAGTTGCAGTGCCTGATCAACGTGAACGTGTTGACCACAGGGTTCGATCACCCACCAGTTGATCTAGTCGCTTTGGTTAGGGCTACGGCATCGACGGGCCTTTACGTTCAGATGGTGGGCCGGGGAACGCGGATTGCTGACGGCAAGGAAAACTGCCTGATTCTGGATTACGGCCAGAATGTCGAGCGGCACGGGTTTATCGATCAGGTAAAGCCAAAGGATAAGATGTCGAGCGGAGACGGCGAAGCGCCGACCAAGCAGTGCGAGAGCTGCCAGACAATGGTTCACGCAGCCTGTCAGATCTGCCCTGAGTGCGGGTTCCAGTTTCCTGCGCCGACACTCAACCACAGCGCAAACTCCTATCGTGGGGCCATGCTATCGTCTCAGGTGGTGGCTGAGTGGTATGACGTGGATAGCGTGGCGTATGCGCGGCATAAGAAGGAGGGCAAGCCTGACAGCGTTAAGGTCACATATTACGCCGGGCTGATGGCTGTGAGCGAGTGGCTATGCCCAGATCACGGCGGGTATGCGGCCAGTCGATATGCGGCGCGCAAGGCGTTGCTGACCTCTGATGCCAACAGCACGGATGATGCACTCAACGAATGCCAGTTTTGGGTTAAGCCTAGCAAGATTAAGGTTAAGCCATCCAACCATGACCCGCGCTATCAAGAGATCGTGCAGTTTGATTATACTCAAGTGGAGAGAAAACATGAGACGAAGACGCAAGGCTTCGGGGGTTACGCTAATCTCAACGACCTCGAAGACATCCCCTTCTGAGCATTCGGAACAGGTTGGCTTTATCAATTGGTTTCGGGTTCAGTATCCAAACGTGCTGATCTTTGCGATACCCAATGGAGAGAAGCGAGCGATCACCGTGGCCAAGCGATTGAAGGCGGAGGGCGTTGTTAGGGGCATACCGGATCTTTTTATCCCGCAGTGGAACCTGTGGGTTGAGATGAAGAGGGTTTCGGGTGGGCGACTTTCCCCCGAACAGAAAGGAATGATCGGATACCTTGAAGGGATCGGTCAGAAAGTGATTGTCGGCAAGGGCGCAGGAGATGCCTCCCGGCAGATATTAGATCATCTACAGGAGAAAAAAGATGAAAAATAAAGAAGATCATATGAAAATTCCGTATGAGCTGCGTGGGGAGCCAATGGAGTTTGTCCCGCCGGAGGAAAAGGCGGAGCCGTTTGTGCTGAGTGAGCGAGCTTACTTTTGGATAGTTTTGTGGGCTGGGGCTGTGACGTGCGTATTGGGCGCTATTATACTCGAAAGGTTGATCTGATGAACGACAGTGACCTGACAGCCTTTCAGGCGTCCCAGCTCCAGTACCTGCGCTCTCAGGTAGACCGGGCGCAAGATGACAGCCTTAGAAGTGACCCGCACCCAAACGCCCAGAACAAGCTATTCTATGCGCGTGAGGAGCTTCGGACGTTCACCAGTAATCTTAGGGTCGCTGGTAAGAACATCTAAGCTACCGAAAACTAACAACAATAAAAAACTTTTCTCTGACCCCTTGTATTTATTGCAGGGGGTCTTATATTAGTTGTATAGAGAGATTTAGAAAGGACGGAAAAATGAAAACGACTTACCTCACAACCGAACAAATTACCGATATGGCCGAAGCCGCGCTTAATGTTTACGAAATGACGGCATCTTGGAAAGCCGCTGGCACAGCCGCCGCAGAACACGCCGCAGATGAATTTGGCGTAAAAGCCACTTCCGCTCAAATCGCCACAGCGGTTCAAGGCGCAAAGGTCGGATGGTCTGCAATTTCTTTTGCCACTAAAAAAGCAATCGCAGCCGAAGCATAATCAACCGGGGAGCTTCGGCTCCCCACCCCCTCTTAGAAAGGACTACCCCGATGACATACACTGCTGACTCACAACGCCACTTTATTACGACAATGGTTTATAATGCCATTGATGGTCTAGACGGCACAAATTTTGCCATGAACAAAAGTCAGAAGGCAA